ATCTGATCTCCCTGCGCCAGTTCGGCGCCGTCAACGCCTCAGGCATCGCTCTGCGCTTTGCCGGCTCGTTTCAGCGGGACGACACCGGCGACGTCAGCGCCGTGGAGGTGGTCCTGCGCGGTCGTCACGAAACCATCGAAATGGGTGACCACGAACCCGGTGAAGACACTGAACACAGCATCACCACCACCTGTTCCTACTACAAGCTGATCGTCGACAACGAAGACATCATCGAGATCGACTTGCTCAATTTCATCGAGAGGGTCAACGGCGTGGATATGCTCGAAGAGCAACGTAAGGCATTAGGGGTATAGGTGCGCCGAGCACCTTCTTTGTATTATGCTAGCTATTTCACTCTCAAGGATTGACTGTGCTAACTAACAATACCCGTTATGACCTATCAGATAATCTAATACATTTTTTTCGCAGCATTGACGAAGAAAGTGATAATTGCCCACGCCTACCTGAGATGTTTGGCTGGGATAGTGATGAGATGCGGGAAAAACCCCTTTCGCCATTCTTCTTATTAAGAAATGCAATACGATACGGCAAATTGTGGGCAGGCTGGTCGCATCGAAAAGGACAGCACACTATTTATGGGAATGATAGTGCCGTGTGTTTTACCGACATGCCTATACCTGCGTTCATAGAAGCAGGCATTGCACGTTCCCAGAAAGAAGAAGCTATGAGCCCATATGGACTTGTCTTCAGAAAATCGAAGCTTCGTCGGCTAGGTGCCAAATCAGCTATCTATGGCCTTGAGGAAACTCCTCGGATACATCACGACGATCACGGTAGGCGTTTCATTGATAGCACTCAACTAGCTCCGCTAGAGCAATATCGATTTGTATCGCATTTCCAAACAGAATCTAAAAATGTTGACTGGACGCATGAACGGGAGTGGCGCTGGCCTCTTCGTAATGGGCAACTCTACGAATCTGACAAAGTTTTAGACATGGACGAGTTCGAAGGTTTGGATTTAGACGATCCAAGACTTAGTGAAATTGGAGTCATAGTAAAAAATACCGAGCAAGCAAAAAAAATAGAAAGAGACATATTGATGAAATATGACAGAGGCGACGTCTCAAGGCGTCATTTTTCATTTGTATTAGCACTCGACGAGATTGAATCAATCTCCTCGCTAAAAGATCCTGAAATACTCGAACGCATACTCACCGCCTGTCGAGTAGATATCGCCTCCTATCTCATAGTTCCAGAGGAGGTAAGAACTGAAATTCTTAGTGCTGCAGACATGATCGTTAAAGAGATTAATCACACCACTCCTTTGGTTCAAGCGAGGGAAAGAGGCGGCTGCTGGCTCTGGCTCACAGACAACACCCACATAGTCACGAGAGCTTTTTTAACTACGCCACATGTAAAAATATCAAAAAATGGAAAATATCTAGTCAGGATTAATAGATTTGACCCCTCTAGAGATTTACGACAGCGCGAAGAGATGACTCAACGATTTGCAGAAAAACTTATGGAGAAATTCGGAGTCAATTGTGGGTTTTTCTCCGTTGTAAATAGTAACAACCCAGACGACGTGCCTTTTCATCACGGTGCTTCGGACACTTCAAACTACACGAACGTTAGCTATAACCCCGAAGACTACTAGCATTTTACCGCAAGTTTGTAGAGCCTCTGCGAACAAGCCTGCTTCCTTTTACACGGAAAGCTTTCGCCCCACAGTAGCTCAACACCATTTAGGAGTTGAGCCATGCCTCCAACCCAGCAAACGTATTCACCACTGCAAGAGTTAGTAACAGAAGAACATACCATTCTCCTCGACACACCCATAATTCGCGGAAAAAACAGTCTCAATACTCTCTCCTTGCGCAAGCCTCAATCCGGCGAACTGCGCGGTGTGCAGTTGGTGGAGTTGTTGAACATGGACGTGACCACCCTAATCAAGATCCTGCCGCGCATCACCAGCCCCAGCATCACCGCACCGGAAGCCGCCAGCATGGACCCCGCCGACCTGCTCGCGTGTGGCAGCAAGATTTCCGGTTTTTTGTTGCAGAAGTCGGTGAAGACGGACGCCTCCCTCGTTGCGTAGAGGACGCGATGGCCGACCTGGCCGTGGTCTTTCATTGGGCGCCGGCTGATATGGATCAGTTGGGTCTGCTAGAGCTGATGGAATGGCGCGAACGCGCCAGGGTGCGGAGCGTCGCCGATGGCGAATGATTTAAAACTTCGGGTGCTGCTAAACGCCATCGACAAGGCCACCCGGCCGCTGAGGGCGATCAACAACGAGAGCATCGGCGCCGCTCGTGCACTCAAGGACGCCCGCGACCGGCTCAAGGCATTCAACGCTCAACAGAAAGATGTCAGCGCCTGGCGTATGCAACGCGCTGCGGCGCAGCAGACTGAGCAGGCGCTGAACGCCGCCCGCGAGAAAGTCAAAACACTCAGTCAGCAGATTGCCGCGACCGGCGCGCCGACCAAGGCCATGACCAAGGACTTTCGCGCCGCCGTGCGTGAAGCGCAGACACTCAAACAGCAGCATCAGCAGCAGAGCCAACAGCTCCAAGGCTTGCGCACCCGCTTGCAGGCTGCCGGGATCAGCACCCAAAACCTCGGCCACCATGAGCGGCAGTTGCGCGAGCAGATCCGCGCCACCAACCACAGCATCGCCGAACAAACCAATCGATTGGCCGCGCTGGCCGCTCAACAGAGACGCTTGGCAGCGGCGCGCGCAACCTTTGATAGATCCAGACACGTCGCCAGTGACATGGCCGGTAAAGGCGCCACCGCCGTAGCCGGCGGCGGTGCAACGCTGTATGCGGGTGCCAAGCTGATGGCGCCGGGCATCGACTTCAACGCCAGCATGAGTAAAACGCAGGCTATCTCCCGACTGGAGAAAGACTCAGAAGCGCTCGCGGCGTTGCGCAAGCAAGCGCGGGAACTGGGCGGCTCAACGCAATTCACCGCCGGCCAGGCCGCCGACGCGCAGGGCTTTCTCGCCATGGCCGGCTTCGATCCTGCGGCCATCAAAGCCGCGATGCCAGGAATGCTCGACCTCGCAGCGGCCGGTGGTACCGAGTTGGCGCAGACCGCCGATATCGCCTCCAACATCCTCTCCGGACTCGGCATGCAGGCCGACCAGATGGGCAAATTAGGCGATGTGTTGGTGGGCACCTTCACCCGCTCCAACACCAACCTGCAGATGCTCGGCGAAACCATGAAATACGCCGCGCCCATGGCCAAGACCTACGGTGTCGAACTTGAAGTCGCCGCAGCAATGGCGGGTAAATTGGGCGATGCCGGTTTGCAGGGCAGCATGGGCGGTACCGCACTCAGCACCATCATGAACCGCCTGGCCACCCCGCCCAAGGCCGCGGAAAAAGCCTTGGCCAAACTGAAGGTCACCACCGCCGATGCCCATGGCAACCTGCGCCCCTTGCCGGAAATCCTCAGAGAGATCCACGACAAAACCAAAGACCTGGGCACTGCCGACAAAGGCGGATTACTCAAAGCCATTTCCGGCGAGGAAGCGGTTAAAGGCATGGCGCAACTGGTAGAGCAGGCCGGCACCGGGGAGCTGCAAAAACTCATCGCGAGCCTGCGCCAAAGTCAGGGCGAAACAGCACAAACGGCCTCAGTGATGGCCGACAACCTCAAGGGCGATCTGACGACCTTGAGCAGTGCCTGGCAGGATCTGGGCATCGAACTGCAATCGCAACAGGATGGGCCGTTGCGCGGGCTGATTCAGTCAGTCACCGAGATCATCCGCGGGATCAAAAGCTGGGCCAGCGAAAACCCGAACCTCGCCGCTGGACTCGTCAAAACCGTCGCCGTCATCGCCGCGCTGTCCATCGCCCTGGGCGGCTTACTCATCACAGTAGCCAGCGTGCTACTGCCATTTGTGGCATTGCGCTTTATGTTCGCGCAATTGGGTATTCGGCTGCCCGGTTTGATCAGCCTGTTATGGAGCCTCGGCAGGTCAGTGCTGCCGTTTGTGGCTAAGGCGCTGCTCATGGTCGGCCGTGCACTGATGCTCAACCCCATCGGCCTGGCGATTACGGCCATCGCCGGCGGCACCTACCTGATCTACAAAAACTGGGACGCGGTGAAGTCATATTTCACCGGTGCCTGGCGCGAAATCAAAGCCGGGTTCAGTGACGGAATCGGTGGAATTCTTAAAGTCCTGATCGACTTCAGCCCCATTGGGCTGATCTACCAGGCGTTTGCGGCGGTCATGAATTACTTGGGCATCGACCTGCCCGGCCGCTTTACCGAGTTCGGCGGCATGCTCATCGACGGCTTGGTGAACGGGCTAAAAGCCAGCTTCGGCAAACTCAAAAACGTCATGGGCGAAATCAGCGACGCAACCATTGGCTGGTTCAAGGAAAAGCTCGGCATTCACAGTCCGTCGAGGGTGTTTGCCGAACTGGGTGGCTTCACCATGGCCGGCTTGGCGCAAGGTCTGGAAGATGGGGAGAAAAGCCCGCTTCAGGCCATCAACCAGATCAACAAGCAAATCACCAAGGCCGGCGCGTTTGCGCTCGCCGCCCCGGCAGTTCCACCGCCTACGTTTGACGCTACAGGGTTCGCTGCACCTGTCGAACAGGCCAAGGATGCCCACGTTGCCGCACAGGGACCTCTGTTCGAACAGCGTCCGATTGCGGGGGCCGTAGGTGGTGGGTTGCTGCCGACCATCGTCAACTTAGGCAAGCAGTTGGCTACGGGTGCATTGGCGTTCGGCTCGATGTCCATGCCGTCCTTCGCCATTGATGACCGCGCGCCCCTCAAACCTACCTCGGCGCCGGCCTACGACAGCCACGACACCTACGAAATCCACATCCCTGCAACGCCTGGCCTGGACCCACAAGCCATCGCCCGCGCCGTACGCGCCGAACTGACGCGTATTGAACGTGAGAAAGGCGCTCGCCAGCGCAGCCGACTCGCCGACCTGGAGTAATCCCCATGATGCTTGCCCTGGGCATGTTCGTCTTCAGCCTCTCCACCGCCGCCTACCAGGAACTGCAAC